GGAAGCGATATGCTGTTCTATTTCTTGATCGGTTTTGTAACTTTCATTGGTTCCGGCATTGTGATCTATTCGATTTTTTATATTTCAGTAGCAAGCAGTATCCGTAACTATGGACAGCTTCGCACAATCGGAACTACAAAACGACAGATCAAAAAGATGGTTTACCGCGAGGGGAAATTACTTGCTGCCATTGCTATCCCGATTGGTTTGGTTATTGGAAATGTGATTGGGTACTTCCTGATTCCTGCCGGTTGGTACTGGCTGACTACTTTATGTGTGACGGTCGGGGTTGGCCTTTTTGCATTTATTATTGTGATGATTGCCATTCATACTCCTGTAAAAAGAGCTGCGGCAGTATCTCCGCTGGAAGCATTGCGATATTCCGATTATCAGGGGAAAATGAAAGAAAGTTCCGTGTTGCACCGTAAAATAACGCCTGCTTCACTTGCTAAAATGAATCTGTCCAGACAAAAGGCAAAGTCCACTTTAACAATACTTTCTCTTTCACTCGGCGGAGTATTGGTTGTATTGATTTCGACAATGTTAGTTTCCTATGATGGCGTTGCAGAGGCAAGAGGCAGGGCTTTCCCTGTCGGTGAATTTAACATTCAGCTCAACGCAAATCAATCGTGGGACACTGCTGGTATTTCTTTGTCTGGATTGCAGCAAAAGAATTTTCTAAATGCCGATTTTATAAATGCAGTAGAATCTATTGATGGCGTTACAGGAATCAAGCACTGGTATTACACGGACGCAGAATATCGTGTAAATGGTAATTCTGGAAAATGGATTCAGGGCTTTTGCCGAGATGAACAGCAGAATTTGGAGAAAGAGCGAATTGCGGGAACGACTGATTATGATGAACTGGTGGCAGGCAATGGAATTGTCTTGCTTCAAGAGCGTGCCGATCTCTATGATATTGAGGCTGCGTTGGGTGATACCGTCGAAGTGGACTATAAAACCGAATCCGGCCAAATTCGCACAAAGGCCTATACCGTCATGGGCATTGTAAACGAATATTCTTACTCCGGCTTCTCAAAATGCTTTGCGCTTCCGGAGCAGTTTATGAATGAAGCGACCGGGATAGATTGCACAGGTACGATTTCCGTAATTACCGATATGAAAAAATATGATACGGTAGAAGCTGCATTAAATCAACTGATAGACGGAAATAGCGATTTGGTTATGGAAACCATAAAAGAAAGTATCACTTATTATAGCGGACTTCAACAACTTTCTTTCGGGGTATTGTTGATCGTGGCTGTTATTGTTGTGTGCTTTTCTTTAATCAACCTTGTCAATACGACAATCACAAACTTCTTATCCCGTAGGCAGGAAATTGGAATGTTACAGGCGATTGGTTTGAGTAAAAAGCAGCTTATCAAAATGCTGTGCTATGAGGGGTTAATGTATTCAGTTTTTGCTACGCTGGTAACATTGGTTTTGGGGACTGGACTGGGCTTCCTATCCGTACAGGTCGTTGTGAAAACGATGAATCCATACTTTTACTATTCATTTCCGTGGCTGATCGTATTGATATATTTAGCAATCCTGCTGATTGTGCAATTCACCTTGATTTCTTACACAACTGGAAATCTGAAAAAACAATCTCTTGTTGAGCAAATCAGGACGATGGAATAGCCGTATGGGATCGGCGGGGCGGCGTGTGCTGCCCCGCTTTTTTCGCCATTTCTCAAAAAAATTTTTGAAATGTCCGAGCGTTGTAACAATTCAGCCTGTTTTTCTGTCGAAATCAAAGGCACCTCGGACATTTGTGTAACATTTGTAGTTTATGCTTGTGGTAAATCAATATTGGGGGTGAGGACACATGAAAAAGATACTGCTGATCGACGACAGCGACACCTATACATGGTGCCTGCAAAAATACTTACAGCACCGGGGCTACCCGGTAAAAACGGCTTGTACGCTGAAAGAAGCGCGGACCGCCATCCAAGAGGAAATGCCGCTGGTGGTCTGCTGTGATCTCGACCTGCCGGACGGTTCCGGCATGGACTTTCTGGACGAGGTGCGGGCCGCAGACAAGGAGCTGCCTTTTATTCTGGCGTCCTGTCATGACAAGGACGACTACGAACAGGAAGCTATGCGCCGGGGCGCGACGCTGTGCATGGACAAAATGAAAGGACTGCTACTACAAGATAAGCTGGTGGAATACGCCTACCGGCAGTTATCCGGCGAAAAGGCCCCGACTTTTCACAAGCTGCTCTTTGTCTATGCAGAAGATACCAGCGCCGAAGTGCTGCGGGCTGCTATGCTACAAAAGGGCTTTGACCTGATTCTGGTTTCCTCGATTTGGGAAGCCAAGCGCCGGATTTTTGAGGATAAGGAAATAGAACTGATCTTGTGCGATCTGGAACTGCCGGACGGCACAGCAATGGAGCTGTTTCATACTCTACGGCGGGTGGCGGGGATGTTCCCAATGAAGAATCCCCCTGTCCGGCTTCTGCCGTTCTTTATCCTCACCGAGAACAACGACCCTGCCACGGAATATGAATACCGGCATGAGGGCGTGAACGACTATATCACCGCCCCGGTCAATATCCCGGAGCTGATCCGGCAGGTTCTGTTCTTTGTGGAATGAAACGAGCCTACATATTCAAACATCTGCCTCCACAGCGGGGAAAAGAAAAAAACCGCTGGCAGGCAGATCATTTCCCATGCAAACCTACATAGCTGATACGGCGGTTTTGAGTAGATCAAGGCCGCCGTTTCTTTTTGCTTCGAGGACTTTAGCATTGTGTAAGGCACGGCGGTACATAGGAGGATACCGCCATGTCAATTTTCGTCATTCGCAATAGCCATGAGCTGCATCAATTAAAAAAAGCCTTGCTCCTCCTCCGGGAGAGTATGACTATCTATCAGTATTATCATTCCATCTAAATCAGCAGAATAATAGGTGTTTTTGCTGCGCCAGTTTCCCATTGCGGGGAGCTGGCGCTTTTTGCTGTCGATTTTTCGGGAAAGCTCCCGAAGTATATCGCTGCCGATCTCCGCCTCATTTCGATTCACTCGACAATCGCCCGTGAATCGAAATGGAGGTACATAATGAAGAAAGTCAATCTTAGGGACTTATATCCCGATGTTTACAAAAATGATCACTTTGTAGAAGTAACAGAAGATGTGCTGGAGGCAATCCGTGCCACCGAGCGTGCAGAAGATGCCTATGACCGGAGAATGTATCGCTATAAGGCGCATTACTCTCTGGACAGCGACAACGGCATTGAAAATGCGGTCCTGATGAAGCCCCAGACGCCGGAAATACTCTTGGAGGAAAAGCAGCTGCGGGAGCAGCTTTATGCGGCTGTGATGGCTCTGCCGGAGAAGCAGGCCAAGCGGATTTATGCCCGGTATTATCTGGGTATGAGAGTAGGAGAGATCGCCGCAGCAGAGGGTGTAGACCCAAGCCGTGTCCGGGACAGCATCCGGCGCGGTTTGAAACAGTTGGCAAAATATTTTTGATAAAGTTTCGTTTGAAGCGCCTGTTTTTTGCTTTTTTTGTCAGAGTTAATAGAAGGACAAGTTTTCCCCCTTCAATAGCACTTTGACAATTTCATAGACAGCATAACAGGTACATAACCCGTGTACGAGCGAGTGTGGAACGCCGCGAAGATGGAGTAGCCAGGGAGGTGATGAACAAAGCTGCTTCGGAGCGATCTACGATTTCACAAAACGGATGGTGGCAGATCCGGCGCGAGGACTGCACGGGGCTTAAAGATACTTCCTCACGGCCTCCTAAAGACTTGGGGGGAACCCTGCGGCGCACGAGTAAAACGACGCTGCGGAGTTATGACAACCGCGCCAGCGGAGACCTGTTGTGTTCCCATCGTCAGGGGGCGTGGCAAATGTGATGAAAGCTGAGTTATATAAATAGGAAGCGTTTGCAGCTTCCTGTTCAAAATCAGATACCATGCGCTGGCAGTTTCGGCTGCCAGCGTATTCATGTGATTTTGAAAGCACGATGATAACCTTGATAGATTGGAGAGAATATGGTCTATGGAAAAACTCATTACACGAAAAGAAGCTGCTGAAATTTTAGGAATCAGCATCGCAACGCTGGATGCCGCCCGTAACAACGGCCTGATCTCTTATGTGCAGTATGTTCAGAATGGCTGTGTGTATTTTACTGCGGCGGGTCTCCAGGAGTATATCGCAAAATGTACGCACAGGGCAAAGCCTGTTGAGAGAAGCACAACTTACCGTAAGCCTCGAAGCGGAAGATCGTGAGCCAGTCCGTATCCTTGATGGAATCAGGAGTGTCTGATAAAACAAAGATACAGCGCTGGAGATTATTCTTAGGAGGTGGAGGAATTGGCAAATAGGAAAATAATGCTTCCTCAATATGGCACAGTTATGAAAAGAGGTGTCCTATATTATAGGACCAGAATCAAAGACACGAATGGTAAGCTCGTAGCTATCTACGCAAAAACACCTGAAGAACTATACAACAAAGAAACGCTTGCGTTGGAACAGATTGAGAATGCCACTTTTCATCGGAAAACGCCCACAGTTGCAGAGTATTGTGAAAAGTGGCTGCTGATGCAGTCGGTTCATGTACGAGCTACTACTTTGACGGATTACACCTCAAAGGTCAGGCGGCATATTATAGCGGAATTGGGAGATAAACGGATGGGTGAGGTTAGCCTGGATGATATTCAGCTTGCCCTTGTTCCGGTTTCCAAGAAATCTGCATCGGTTTATAAATCTGTGGTAATCCTTTACAAATCTATCTTTCGCGCAGCGATGGAAAGCAGGATCATTGACCATAACCCGACGATTTATCTCACGACAAAAGGTGGCGGTGTTCCACAAGAGGATCGTCAGGCTTTGACAGATGAACAGGCAGCACGCCTTTTGGATGCTATCCGAGATTTGCCGCCTTATGTCTTTGTCATGATTGGTTTATATGCAGGGCTGCGCCGGGAAGAAATTCTTGCTCTGCAATGGGATTCAGTATATCTGGATACGGATACTCCATATCTGACGGTAAGGCGGGCATGGCACACAGAACACAACAGACCGGTAATCTCAGACGAATTGAAAACCAAGGCTGCGGAGAGAAATATCCCTCTTCCTGTTTGCTTGGCTGAGTGTTTGAAAGCAGCAAAGGAAACATCGACTTCGGAGTATGTGGTTTCAAACCGGGACGGCGAACCGCTGTCCTACACACAGTTTAAGCGACTTTGGCAGTATATTGTTACGAGGACGGTCAAGGATCGGAGCTATTATCGGTATGAAGATGGAAAAAGAGTAAAGCATACTGTCACACCTGTCTTGGGAGAAAAGGCTGCTCATAACGGAAAAGTGGTTTACAGTCTGGACTTTGAAGTAACACCCCATCAGCTGCGGCATACTTACATTACCAATCTCATTCATGCATCGGTAGATCCCAAAACGGTTCAATACCTGGCAGGCCATGAAAGCAGCAAGATTACCATGGACATTTATGCAAAGGTTAAGTACAATAGACCAGATGAGCTGGTCAGATCAATGAGTTGCGCGTTTGCAAGCTGGGACGCAGCACAGTAATAATAAAATAGGAAGTAAAGCAGGAGCGAGGCAAGGATGTCTCGCTCTTTGTTTTACATCAGCCGTATCTTTGATTAAATCGAGGCTTTCTGATAAAAAGAGAGTGTAGATACGGAGACTACACATTATCAAGAAAGGACGATCAAAGATGGCAAAAAAGAAAACACAGATCCCGAAGTATGGGACCATTACATTGAAAGGAATCCGGTATTACAGAACCAGGATTACGGATGCAGATGGCAAAGAGTTGAGTTTGTATGCCGCTACTTGTGAAGAATTGTATGAGAAGCAGTTAGAGGCCCGGAAGCAGGTGGAAGAAATTATCTTTCACCGGCAGCACCCGACAGTAGCTGAGTATGGAGAGAAGTGGCTGCTGATGCAGTCGGCAAAGGTGTCTGCGTCTACACTTAGAGGTTATACGAGGGATATGACAAACTATATCATCAAACCTCTAGGAGAGATGTATATGGAGGAAGTGACTGCTGACGATATTCGGCTGGCTCTTGTTCCATTGTCAAAGAAATCGGAAGGCTTATACAATAAGGTCAATATGCTGCTCAAGTGCATTTTTTATGCGGCAGAGAGAAACCAAATTCTTGAACACAATCCCTGTGCGGGAATATCCGGTAAAGGCGGAAAACCGACAAAAAAGAAGGAGGCATTGACAGATCAGCAGGTAGCCGTGCTTCTGGATACAGTCAAGGGGCTTCCTCCATATTTGTTTATTATGCTCGGTTTGTATTCCGGTCTGCGCCGGGAAGAAATCCTTGCACTACAATGGGATTGTGTATTTCTGGATGAGACTACCCCGTATCTATCGGTAAGGCGGGCATGGCGTACAGAGCATAACAGGCCCGTGGTTTCTACGGTGCTAAAGACTCCGGCGGCAAAAAGGGATATTCCGATACCGAAGTGTTTGGTGGATTGTCTGAGAGAAACGAAAGAAAATTCCATATCAGATTATGTGATTGCTGACAGCAAAGGAGAGCCACTGGCTGCCTCTCAGTTCCAAAGAGTGTGGCAGTATGTCGTTGTCCGCTCCACTAAGCCCCGGAACTATTATAAGTATGTAAATGGGGAGAGTATCAAATATACGGTTACTCCAACACTGGGCATGACCCAAAAGAATCAACCCAAAATCAAATATACGCTGGATTTTGATGTGACACCCCATCAGCTGCGGCACACTTACATCACCAATCTTCTTTATGCGGGTGTCGATCCAAAGACAGTGCAATACCTTGCCGGACACGAAAACAGCAAAACAACTATGGACATCTATGCAAAAGTGAAGTACAATAAACCAGAGGAGCTGTTTGGGGTAGTAAATGGTGCGTTTCATCAGGCTAGCGCTGAATGAAAAAGGGTCGTTTTTTATGGTCCGCACACCGGATAACTGAGAAGCAGAAAGCCGGAAAAGCCCGGAATATCAAGGAAAAACAGCTCAAAAACTTGCGTAATACGGCTTAAAGGCTGCTCGTCGCGCACCTCAGTTCTCAAAGAGATAATTCAACCGAGAATACAGAAAAGACACAAACCCAGGAAATGCTTATATTTCCTGGGTTTTCTTTATGCCAGAGATTTTTAAGAACACCACAAAAAAGGGTAAAAAATTGACGGTAACTTACACATAACTTACACGTAACTTACACGGAAAAAGCCTATATTTTATTAATTGCGTCTATCAGTTCTTCTATTTCAAAGTGAGTATATACAATTTCAGTTACGCCCTGTCCCTTGTGTCCCACAATCTTTTTTATAACCTTATCCGATACGCCAGCAACCGTTAACATGCTTATGCAAGTATGCCGGGTGTCATGCGGGCGGTGCGACATTCCTAAAGTTTCCATAAGCGGCGACCAATAACTATCATAATAATTTCTGTACTTGAAGTGTTCGCCTTCTGGTGTACTTAAGAGGTATTCACAGTCGTTAAGATTGAACCAGTATTCAAAGAAAGGGTATACTTTTTCGGCTATCGGTACGGTACGGATTCCGGCAGCAGTCTTAGCTTCAATGATTTTAAAACACCTTGCTTCTAAGTCTATGTCCTCTTTCTTTAAATCCAGCAGTTCGCTTATTCTACAGCCGGAATATATCAGCATGAGAATAACAGTATAGTATATATTTGTGTCATTAACTTTCCAGATACGGTTAACTTCCGTCTTACTGAATGGTTCGCGGTTTAGTGCGTTTGGATTTCCAGCATTTTTAATATTGAGATATTCAACCATATTTCTTTCCTTTGGTATTATTTCATGTATTACAGCGTATTTATACATAAGCCCTAACATAACTTTTAACTTCCTAAGCGTCGGGGTATTCTTCCCGGATTCATCAACAACCATTTGAAGGTGGTCTAATTTAACATCAACGAAGCACATAGAAGCGATTTTATCACAGAGTTTCCAGGAAGCTTTATAGCCCTTTACATTGGAATCGCTGACGGTTGGGAAGTGTTCACTACTCCAACGGTCGTATACATCTTCAAAAGTAACCTTCGCCGCGTTCACGTCGTAGGGGTTGGCATTAAATTCAGCAAGTGCGGTTAACGCTTCTTTCCTGGTAGGATAATAACCGACGATAGTAAAAAGTTGCTTCGCTTTTCCTGTTGCTGGGTTAATTTCCCAGCCTTTTGTTTTCTTGGCTACATACGGGTTACGGCGGTTGCCTGGCTGCTTATACACAGTCCCAAAGCCGTTAGGTAATTTCATAGAATCACAGCCTTTCTTAAAAAAGGGGATAAAAAATAAGCCCCTTTCTAAAATGCTAGGCTTATGGTATAATCAATATGCGTTTTGATCACTATAAGCCCTTGTTTATAGGTATCGCGTGAGCCGTTCCAGGTGGCAGCCTGGGGCGGCTTTTTAAGTGCTTAAGCTGGTGGCAGCCAGCAAAAAGCAAGTATTTATAAGTTTAATAATTCTTTTTTCTTTGTATCAAATTCTTCTTGTGTCAATGCGCCGCAGTCTAACAGTTGCTTATATTTCAATAATTCATCAGCAGCAGAAGCGGAAGGAATGGCGACGGGTTCACTTGCTACCATTGAATCTAATAGGGCAAGAATTTTATTAGCCGCGTCTGTCATGGTGTTATAAATAAAAGCGCCTTTCTTAACTTCTGTAGAGATTAAAGGAATTTCCGTATAACTGTCATAGGGGTGTTTTAAGGAAATCTTTATATACATTTTTTTAATGACTTCCTTTTGCTTGCGCTTCCCGGTAGAACCGCCGATTATTGCGCCCGCACCGCCGAAAATAGCGCCGCCGATAAGTGCGCGCCCTATACTTGCGCCGCCTTTTGTATAACTTTCCCCGTCAACGACTAATTCATAATCTACTATGTTATCAAAGGAATATACAATAGGTATTTTATTATACAATGTGGCAGCAGGAACGGGAATATAAAACCGTTGGTTTACTTTATCCACAAAAAATAGTTTTCCTACAGTGTCCGTAGCCTGGAAAGAATTATATAAAAGCTGATTCTCTTTTACATACTCTATATGTTCTTTAATATCCGTAGTAGTTTTGTTCCCTATATTCCTTATGAAGCCAGGGCTACAAAGGGAAAGACAGGAAGAACATACAACGCCGGAAGAAGCTTTAGCTTTTGTTAAAGCGTTTGTTTTTCCGTTGCATATAATACATGATTCTTTGTTAAACAGTCCCATAAAAACCGCCTTTCTGTAAGTTTAGTACCATAAATCTATCACGCGGAAAGGCTGGTAGATTATGGTAATTATTAAGTTATGGGAAATCCGTACAGCTAAAGGCTTAAAGCTAGAAGCTGTAGCAGCTGTAACAGGTGTAAGCAAATCCACGCTTAACAATATTGAAAACGGGAAAACTTCGCCTACACTGGCTAACCTGGAAAAGATAGCCAAGGGGTTAGGCTGCCGCATTAGCGAACTGTACGAATCGGAATATAAGTAGTATACCATAGTAAAACCTTTGAAGCCCTAGCGCTAAAAATATTTCCAGGATTTTGGAAATGTTTTTAGAATATAAGACAAGCAGAGCAAAATCTTTTATAATGGATAGCACTAAGGAAGGGGGCTTAACTATAATGCGTGAGAAGCTACACAACCTTATAGATACTATCCAGGAAGAAAGATTGTTAAGGAAAATATACTTTTATATCCTGGGGTTGAAGGGTGGACGTAAATAGCGTCTACCCTTCTTTCATTTCTGCAATGATTTTCTTGAGTACGTTCCATTCTTCATTCGTAAGCTTACAAAGAGCCTTAAGAAGATTCTTTTTAAACTTATCTTCGCCGCCGGATATGCGACCTATGTACATATCTAATTCTTCGTCTTCGGACATAGGGTTAAACATATCGCCGTTGCCAGTCTTAAGCCATTCTTCATTAGCGTTGAATTTCAACGAGCAAATACTAATAATTCTATCAGATACTTCTTTACGTCCGTTTTCCACATCCGACAAGTGACCTTGTGAAATTGAAAGCGCAGCGGCAAAATCGCCTTGCTTCAAATTCAAAGCTTTTCTAAGCTGTTTTAATCTTCCGTTCAAAACAATGCCCCCTTTCTATGAAGTGATTTTACTATAGCACAAAAAATATCGCAAAGCAACAAAAATATTTGCGAAAAGTGTTGACAAGCAGTAGCAAAGCGATATATACTTATCGCATAGCAACAGAAAAAACGAAAGGAAGGTAAAGGACAATGCAGCCGGACACTATTAAACGAGCATTACATAGCTTCATTGACAAAATGGACTATCGCTTACAGAGAAAAGTATATTTTTACATTTTAGGACTGAAACAGGGAAAGTAAAGGAGAGTGCAGAAGATGAGAAATTTTACAGAAACCAGAGAAAAGGCAATTAAAAGAACCAGACAGCTTGTATGTTATTTTGCGGAATTTATGTTAGAGGAAGAAGAAAAGGGAGCGAAGCAGCGCGCAGAATTTGAGAAAGCCAAAGCAGAAGGAAAGCCGGTAATTATGGCAAGCTGTGCAGAAAATAACATTAGATGTATGCACAACTGCATGAAAGCGGCAAGCGAAGTAGTGAAATTCCTTAGCGATAAAGAAAACGAAGTAGAGGAATGGCAGTTAGCGGCAATCAACGCAATGTATGAAACCTGTAACACTATGGAAGAAGGACATGTAACTATACCTTTCGACCTTCCGTATGCAATTAAGGGGCTGCTTTTACAGTGGGACGAAAAGGAAAGCACAGCCGGAATAATGATGGAAGCTATGGGAATGAAGTAATAAAGTAAGGGCGGCAGCAGTCGCCCAGCAAGTGCCGTTAGTTCAGTGGTTAGAGCGACCGCCTCATAAGCGGTAAGTCGTGGGTTCAAATCCCACACGGCGCATTAGTGGCAAGGGTGGCTACCTTGCAGCAGAGGAAGCAAGCTAATAGCTGATACTGCATACTGTGAAAAAATAGCAGCGGTTACGCCAGCTATAGAGCGTATGGAAGGATAACAGGTTTTTAAGCAGCTTTTTTAATGAGAAAAAGCGCCTACACGGTAAAACAAGCCGGGAAGGAGCGTGGGAAAATGCCGCCAGACAGAAAAGAAGCCGCCGAAAGACTTCGGCAGCTTGTAAATAGTAATTTTGAAAATGAAATTGCAGTAAATGTAAGCTACGACATTTGCTTATCAAAGACAGACACAAGCTTATTAACAGTAAATAAGTAGCTGCTGCATTTCTGCTTTGTTTCCTGGTCTACTTCAAGTTCGCCCTGGTTAATAAGCTGGACGGCTTGAAGGGAAGCCAGGATAACGCGAAATTCATTAGGCACTATATTCGTGTCGTGTTTAATAAGCTTTTCCCCGGCGGAACAACAGCACTGATAGTTAATAGCTGCCTGGGCTTCTGTTTCTTCGATACCAAGGGACGGAAGGATAGTAAGGGCAAAAGTGATAGCTTCTATATCAGAATTGCTAAAAGAATATGAAATGTGTTTCATGGTAAACCCCCTTAAGTTTTTTTGATAATTATACCACGAAAAAGAACAAAGAAAAAGCGTAATGCAGCCTACCAGCGGGTAGCCAGTCCTAAGCCTGGATAAATGCAGAAGGCGAATACGCAAGAAAGGCGGGATAAATTGAGGGATAACAACATAAAGCCAGCGGAAGCAGCGGACATTTTAGGAGTATCGCCGCAGTTTGTCCGGGTGGCTATGCAGCAAGGGAAGCTAAACATAGGAATAGCTATACAGCTTCCGGGTTCTTCTTCCTGGGCGTATCAGATAAGCGAAAAGCTTTTAGCTGATTACACCGGAAAAGACATTAAGGCAGAAATAGCAGCATTGAGAAGCAAAAGATAAAAGGCTGTGGCAGCAGTCATAAAAGTCCTTGTTTAGAGGTATCAAAGTTTTGAGCGTGAAAGTTTTTATTATTCTGGTAACAGTGGCAGCGGGTGCTATTTTACTGGCGGCAACAGTAATAGCCTGTAAGGTTTTAAGCCTGGTATTAAAGGGCGTGAAGAAAGGAAGGGAGCGCATAAGACGGATAACAAAGAAGCAGCCCGTAGAATAGCTATTAGCAAATTCTATAGAGTGTACAGGCAAGCGCAGAGGGTTAGCAACTTGCGTATGCACAGCCGCTTTAGCTTATACGACGACGGCTTAATAGAAATCTGGGAATACCGGGGAGAACAGAAAACCCGTAGTATTTGCAAAATCAAAGAAGAAAGTGAAACGGAGTGTTATAAGCGGGCAACCGAAGCGGTAGAAAATTACATAAAAAATAGGAGTGTAAAACAGTGAAGAAATTTGTAGTAGAAGTAGAAACATTAGGCAGAAGACAGACCCGGTTAGTCCCGGCACGAAATGAGCATGAAGCCCGTAGGAACTGTACTACGGCAGAATCTAAGGTTATTTCATGTGTACCGTATACCGGGCAGAAGGTAGGCTTAAGCAGCCAGGAAGAAATAACAGAAAGACTTTTCCGGGGCTGCCTGGCAGCGAATAGAAGGAAGAAAGGGGGCTGTTAATATGACAGCGGCAACGGTTGAGAGAATGGAACACAAAAAGGCAAGAGCCGAAGAAGCTAACTTACTTCTTGAAGGACTGGACGAAGTAACACAGAAAGCGCTTTATATCGCTACCAAAATGGTATTAGCAAAAAGAGACACAGAAGAAGGGACGAAGAAAAGTTGATATTAAAGAGAATCGCCAGCAAAAGTAACAAGAAAGCCAGAAACTGCCTTAAGTGCAATAGCCGCTTACAGAATCTGAAAGACAATGTAGTTAATACCTGTGAGGTATGCGGGCAGCAGCACTTAGTAGATTTTTACACAAATAATACGATTGTGCTTACGGCAGCAGAACGACCGGAATTTAGAAAGCGCCCAGGAACACCGAAACAGGAGCAGCCAGGGCGGGAGCATAACCAGGAAGCTTTTAATAAGCGCTTGGAAAAGTTTAGAGAAAAGTGGAAGGAGTATTAAAGATGTTTTTAAAAATTTTCTTAGCAGCAATTACCGTATGTTCTCTTTTGGGATGTATGGGAGCGAACAGGAAGGAAAATAAGCGCCTGGCAGCAGTTATAGCAGTGGTAGCCCTTGTCCTTTTTACAGTGGCAGCACTGACGGAAAGCAGCATAAAAGTACAGGAAGCCCAGGCGGCAGCAGTACAGAAAAGCGCAGAGATTACTGGAAACGGCGACGCATGGGGAACGATTACTATTAAAAGCGGCGGAGAAACAAAGGAATATTACTGGAAAGAGAAGGAAAAGGAGTAGGAGAGCATGAACAATTTTATTTCACTGTACGGGGAAGTCCTGGACTACCCACAACAGGCAAGCGTAGACAAAAAAGGAACGGAGTACTACAAGTTTAATATTGCAGTGCAGCGGGAAAGCGGAATTATTGATATTTTACCCATTGTAGTAGAAGAAGATACAGCAGCCTATAACGCCCTGGCAGACATTGACGAAAAAGGGGAAGTAGTAGGCGCGCAGCTTCTTATTACCGGAGAAATCAGAACCAGGAACATTAAGGACAAGCTGGATATTTCCGTAAGGGCGTTTTCTATCCAGGAAGACGACGATTACAAGGGAATCACGAACCAGGTAGTTATTACCGGGTTTGTATGTAAGGAAGTACCGATTAGAGAGACACCGCGCGGGCTGCTGATTGCAGACCTGTTATTAGCAGTACATAGAGAGGACGGAAGCCAGTTAAGCGATTATATACCGTCTATCATGTGGAACGGCACAGCCACCAGGGCAACGGAAAAGCTACATGTAGGGGACTGTATCGAAGCCGTAGGGCGCTTACAGAGCCGCGAATATATAAAAGACTTAGGGGACAGAGGGAAAGAGCCTAGAATGTGCTACGAACTGTCCGTAAACAAATACGAAGCACAGAAGAAAGAAGAAACTGCTTAACGGCAGAAAATACGCACACCCGAAGAAAGCCAAAAAAGACAATAAAACAGCCGCTAGACTATCGGGAAATAATCTAGCGGCTTTGCCGTACATATTGTACTTACTCACATAAATAAGTATACCAAAATGTACGGCGGAAGTCAACGAAAAAGCTTATTTTTCAAGGGGTTTCCGCCCCTTTTATGGCTTGATAAAAGTATTAACGATAGGGTGGGTTAGTATATGCCGTACATCATAGAGGTAGTGAAGGCTGGAAATACCATAGAGGTATCAAAGTATTATAGCAGCAGATTTAACAAGAAGGGAGTGAAGCGGGGAAAGAGGAAGCAGCTTACAACAGATGAACAGAGAGAAGTAAACAAAAGAGCAGCAGAGAAAAAACTAAGGAGATTGATAAACGAGAACTTCCAGGAAGGGGACACGCATTTAGTATTAGATTATAAGCTTAGTGAACGTCCAGCCGGAAGGAAGGCAATGAGAGCAGACGCGGACGACTTCTTACAGGAAATGCGGAAGCTGTATAAATCCCTGGGGCTGGTATTCAAATACATACATGTTATGGAAATTGGCAAGAAGGGGGCGCTACATCATCACTTAGTTATAAATACACCAGACGAAGTAAGCCAGCGGGCAATAACAAAAGCCTGGAAAGGCAGAGGGCGGACACACTTTAACCCCCTGGATGATTCCGGGAACTACGCTAAGTTAGCGTCGTATCTGATAAAGCAAAGCGACGGCATGTTAAAAGACCCGAACGCTTTACAGGGGAAACGCTGGAATAGTTCTAAGAACCTAAGAAAACCGACAATCTTAAGAAAAGAACCGATAAAGGACAAGGGCTGGTACAACAGAATAGCCAGACTGCCTAAGAAGCTGGAAAAATCGTATTACCTGGACGGCGACAGCGTTAGGGAAGGTATACACGAAAAGACAGGCTACACGTTCTTCACTTATACGTTCGTAAGAATCAATCAGACATGGAAGGAAACGGAATTAGAATGGGAAAAACTTTAGGAATCGACAGAGAGACAGCAAGACGCATTAAGAGAATGAGCCGCCAGGAGTTAGACGGCTACTTATCCAGGGTAACAGACCGAAGCTACGACAACGGCTACGAAGAAGGCTTAGTTAATGGTATCGCATTAGCGGGACAGGCTTTAGATACGGTATTAAAGAAATACGAAGCCGACGGAGCATTAACAGCTTTAGCGGTAGAAGAAATCACGAAGGCGGTAGGGCAGTACATAGCAGAGACACCAGAGAAGGCAAAGCAGCAGCTTAAGGCGGAAACGGCAGCAGCCGGGGAAGACCAGGGAAAAACCCATGAATAAGGTGTTACTTATCGCCGTTACGGTGTACCTGGTGGGCTTTTGCGTATGTGCCGTTATATCTGTACCGCTAATCATGTGGGCGGTGCGTAAGAACGACGAAGAAGAAGGGTACTACGAACCAATGGAAACGCCGGAGCTGTTCGGGAAGGCTTCGTTAACGGCATGGATAATTAGTACGGTGTGGTTTTTGGTTCTTCCGCTGTATGTCTTAATGCTGGCAGAGAAAATAACGGGAAAGGATAAGGACAATGAGCAGTACTAACGTAGTGTGTGGTATGAAAACCTGTAGAAATTACAGTGATAACGGCTGTATGAAGAAGGCAATTATATTAAGCGCAAAAGGGAAATGCTTAAGCGTTGAACTGGAAACGGCAGCAGAAGCAGCCGCCCAGGCAGCCCAGGGAGCAGCGGAAAGGGTGTTAGAGTATGGAGCGTAGAGAAAGCGAAGCCCAGGCACAAGCCGCCGTTTTTGATTGGGCGCGCTGGGAGCAGTCACAAACCCCGGTACTTAAGGCTATGTATCACGCAGCCAACGAAGGAAAGAGAAGCGTAAGGGCTGGGGCAGACCTAAAGCGCCAGGGAATGAAGCCGGGTGTATGCGATATATGTTTACCGTATGCAGCAGGCGGCTTTAATAACCTGTATATCGAATTAAAGGTAGGGAGCAATAAAGCGACAGAAGAACAGCTTACCTTTATCGACACAATTAACAGAATCGGCGGAAAGGCTGTTATAGTGTATGGTTCAGACGCTGCTATAGAAGTAATTAAGGCGTATCTGTGCGGAACTATCGAAAACCTGGATATTAAAAGCGATACATACCCGGCAGAAAAGGCAAAACTTACAGACCGGGTAAATGCGAAGCGGTTTATAGGATTTTGCGGGACTGATTGTAGGACTTGCGATAATATGGGCTGCTTAGGAAGAAAAGAGTAACAAAAGATAAAGCGCCTACTTCTTTGGTCGAAGGCAAGGAAAATAGTATATCACGAAGGTAACTGTAAACAATGCAGCAGCGGCAGCGTTTATTAAGACTGCTGCCGCAGAAAGGACGGTTTAGGAATGGGAAAAATAAGAGAATTAGCAGAAAAGGTAGGAAAATGGCTGAATAGCTGGCTATTTTTTGGAATTGCAGCAGAGGAAGACGCGAAAACACATTATATCAAATGCGAAAAAGAGTTTTACCAGGATGTAGAAGAAGGTTATAAGTCTTTTGAAGTAAGAAAGAACGACCGGGACTACAGGGCGGGCGACGATATAGTACTAAGGGAGTACGACAAAGACTTAGGAGTACTTACGGGGAGAGAAAAAAAGGTAAATATCATTTATTTCTTAGATAAGTACCCAGGAATCGAACCGGGTTACTGTATTTTGGGAATCGAACCATATTAAGGGAAAGGACGGTTTAGGAATATGAGGACAGCAGCAATAGTTAACTTGAAAGGCGGAGTAGGAAAAAGCACGACAGCTATAAACCTGGCTTTGATTATGGCAACAGTCTATAAATACCGGGTTTTGCTGGTGGATAACGATATACAGGCGAACGTAAGTAAGTTCTTCGGGGTACATAGTTATGATTATAAGAGCATGGAAAACGTCTTACGCGATACAGATACAATGGCAGAAGACGTAATACGCAGCAGTGGACGCGTAGGGCTTGACATTATCCCGGCTAATATGAATATGGACGCGGCAGCAGTAGACCTTATGTTAGACCAGGAAGCGAACCAGATTGTAAGATTGAAGGACGTATTAACACAGGTAGAAGACCAGTACGACTATTGTTTTATTGACTGCCCGCCTGGTGTCGGAATCAATGTACTTAACGCGCTGGCGGCAGCAGAAGACGTTATTATACCGATTAAGGCGGATAAGAACGCCTTAGACGGCATGGAAGAATTGACAGAGGTTATAGAGGAAATCAGACCGTATAACCCGGGCTTATCCATGGTTAAATGCTTGGTTACTATGTTTACGAACGATATAAGCGTAGTAAAAGGGGAAGAAGCCTTACAGAAAAGCAACTACAGCACTTTTAATACGCATATCCGGTACAGTAAAAAGGTCGTGGACTGGACGTATGAGAAAAGAAAAAGCCTTATAGAGACAACGCCCAGGAGCGCAGCTACAAGGGACTATAAAAGCCTGACAGCAGAATATATAAGACTGACAAGAAAGGAAGGGTAAACAATGGGTAGATTAGGATTAGGCGACAGACTGAACCAGAACAGCCGCCAGGGCATTATATTTACAGAGGAATACCGGAAGATAAGGTTAGACCCGCGTACACTGATTCCGAGCGAATATAATAAGTATTCCCAGGACGATATAGAGGAATTAGCGGATAATATGTTACTGGTGGGGCAGCTACAGGAAGTTATAGTAGGACGGGTAGCGGGACAGGACAGAATTATAGTAGGGCATAGGAGAACGGCGGCAGCAGTCCTTAATATCGAACGCGGACACGACAGCTTTAAGCTGATTGACTGCAAAATAAAAGAAATGTCCGAAGCTATGTTTATGCTGACGCTGCATAGCGCGAATATCTTTAGCAGACGCTTAAGCGATTGGGAGTTAACGGAAGGGGTAGCAGAGTTTAAGAAGTATCTGATTGCGGCGAAGGAAGCCGGAGAAGTCCAGATAGAAGGAAAAATGCGCGATTACATAGCAAACGCTATAGGCGTATCGACCGGAAAAGCGGCACAAATGGAAAGCATTACTAATAATTTGTGTGAAGAAGGAAAGGAAGCCTTTAAGAAAGGGGAAATCAATTTTACAACGGCTTACGAAACTTCCAGGCTTTCAGAAGATAAGCAGAAAGAAGTAATTGAATCCGGGGAAATGTTAAGCGGCGAAGTTAAGAAAATGGTAGAGGAAGAAAAGAAGAAAAAAGAGCCGACACCGGAAGCCGTAAAGAAATTCTATGAAGCTCATGTAAAGAAGTATGACGGAGACAGAAGCAAACTTAAGGAAGCATGTATAGAACACCTGGGAAGAAGCCACGCGGGCGGATATAATCACGGCGTAGACTATGATTGCAGCTTAAGGGGCGTAAGATTAGACCATTCAGAGGAAATAACCTGGACGCGCTTTGTACAAATGATTAACGGACTGTACCCAGCAGAGGAAAAGACAACGGAAAAACAGGTAAGCGGGCAGCAGGATTTAGACGACTACCCGGAAGTAACAGGCGGGCGTAGTATAAAGACCGATACAGCACACTTTAAAATTGGCGGCGTATTGAATCCAGATTATACGCCCAGAGGGCTTCCGTATAGCTGCTATATTACCGCTATCCTTCATTCCGGGGCGTTTAGTAAGGACTTCATAGAATCCTACAAAGGCAGCAGAGGAATTAACGCCCTGTTAAATATCATTGAGAATTACAGAAAGAAGCTTTGCTACGAAGACGGAAAGTATGCACCTGGAAAGGAAAGCTTTAGCTTCAAACATGAAGGCGAAAGTTACACCGTGTATTTTGATAATAAGGGCTTCCACCTGGAAAGGGACGATAGACAGTATACAGATTATCTTAGGGACTATGATTTAATGGAACTGCTGGAAGCTATGCTAGAAGCTGGGTACTTCGGAGTAGTGGAAACGCTGAAAAACACCATTAAGAAAACGTCTAAAAAGGTGTCAGAATCTGACACTACGAAAGTACAGCAGAACCAGGAAAAACAAGGGCTTGCGGGTGCTATGAATGAGCCGGAAGCGGGAGCAGATGAAAGCCAGGCGGGAGCAGACGACGAAGCGGTAGATATACCGGAAGCTACAGCGATTCTTACAGCGGATTTATTCAACTTAAGGGAATATATCAGCGAAGACGATTTTTATAATTTACAGGAAATCGTTATTAACTGTGAACTGGCAGCAAGAAAGGGCGGGGAAGAATGAAAACGACAGAAGTAAAAAGCTTTACAGAGATAGACACAAGCGAATTAAAGCAGCCTATTATATGTGTGTTCAATAAACCGGACGACTACCCGGACAAGTATGTAGCTAGGCTATTTGAAGGGACAGCACCTACAAATATTATCATTACAAGGAACACAGTAGAAGAAATCCGGGAAGATATTACAAGGCGCTTCCCGGCTATGCTGCCTTTTGCGAGAAGCAAGGAAGACCATAAAAGCGTAGTAGAAAGCTGGATTTAAAAAATGGATATAAAGGATGTCAAGAAAATAGTAGACGATTTACAGAATAAGCCGTTTCTATGCAGCAAAGAAGCGATAGAAACAGATAGCGGATATGTAATAACACATAAAGGGGTAAAAGGAAATGGAGATAAGAAAAGGGCAGAAAGTACGGGTAACATGCACAGAAGCCAGGCTTAAGGAAGTGGGCGTTAAGCAGAAGCATATTAAGCATATCCTGGGGAAGATTGGAACGGTTAAAGAAGTTCGGAATATCCCGGATATGGAAATACTGGCGTACTTCGTACACTTCCCCTATGTGAATCTGAAAGCAGCGCCAGGAAACAAAAAGCCATATTATGTACTGCTGGAAGATATGATAGAGCCGATAAACCTTACAGTGATAGAAGGAAAGGGGAAGTAATGACAGAAGTACCGAAAGAATGGAAGGGAACGCCGGAAGAATGGAACGCAGTAGTAGAAGCGTTCGGACGCATAGCGAAAGCAATACAGGAAGCGGGAAGACAGATTGTAAACAGTTTTTCAGAGCTTTATAAAAGAATGGCGGAAGCTATGGGGAGCGAACAGGCAAAGAAACGCCTACGGCAGCAGTCCATAAGAGACAGAAAGAAACAATTAGAACGAAGCCGGAAGCGGCAGCAGTTGGCAGCAGCAAATACGGACAAGTCTAATAACTGGCGGCGATTGCATGGACTTTGTACCAGAAGAAAGTATAAAAAACATGCAAAAAAGAATTGACTTATAGTACTAAATATGGTACTATAATATCAGAAAGGAGATAAACCAAGTGCCAAGCGTAGAAAAGATAATTGAAAAAATGAAAAGACAGCCGAACGGCATACGCCCCGAAGAAGCTGACAAAGTACTAAGGGCTTACGGCTACGAAGGAGTAAGACAGAAAGGAAGCCACAAACAGTACTTGAACAAAGAGACAGGCGACCTTACCACAATCAAACAGGAAAGCCCATTAAAGAAGGCGTACATAGTAGACATACTTAACAGGATAGGGGAGTAAATCCCCTAACCTGGATATAATATAAAAGAGCAATAGAAAGGAGTAGGACATAATGGAAGTAAAGGATTATATGGAACTGCCGTATACAAGAATCGTAAAGGAAATGAACGACGAAAGCGGGCATTATTTTTACGGGAAAATCTTAGAACTGGACGGCTGCCAGAGTACAGGCGATACGTTGGAAGAATTGTACGAAAATCTTAACGAAGCTATGGAAGGGTATTTAGAGGTTAAGTTAGAAAATAACTTACCTATCCCGCTGCCGGAAAGAACAGAGAACTATAGCGGGAAGTTTAATGTACGACTTCCGAAATCATTACACCAGCGGTTAGCAATCCAGGCAGAGGAAGAAGGCGTAAGCCTTAATCAGTTGGTATTATATAAGCTGGCACTGTAACATATATAGGCTATCGGCTACGGCTGGTAGCCTTTTTCCTACCCTAAAACTCTTAAAAGTATATGGGTAAATCAAATAAAAGCGGTTGAAACTATAAAAACTTTATGGTAATATTAAGGAACAAACACAAGAAGAATTAGACAGAGGTAACGACCCCTTTGTCTGGTTCTTCTTTTTTGTTTGTCCTAAACCTCCGGCGCTGCATGAAATCCAGGGCAGCGCTAACCGAAAGAAGGGCGGCACATGATAAAGAAGTTATGCAGTTATCCAGGCTGTCACAAGGTAGTAGAAGCCGGGGTTAAGTACTGTGATAAGCACAGAGAAACGGACAGGAAGAAGTACAGAGAATATAAGCAGCGCCGCATGAGGGACGAACAGGAAGCCAGGCGACAGCAGTTTTATAATAGCAAAGCCTGGGAGCAGTTCAGAGCAGCCCAGGCAGCAGCACAGCTAGGTATAGACATTTACGAATACTATACGACTGGAAGAATTATAGACGCGGAGAACTACCACCACATACAAGAGATAACGGAAGCCTGGGCTAGAAGACTGGACGCGGCGAACGTGATAGGACTAAGCGAAGCGAACCATAGGCGCATACACAAGGAGTATGACCGCAGCTATAAGGCAAAGAAGAAAATGCAAAAGATTTTATACGAAATGTTAGAACAGTTCTATAGGGAGTTCGTTCTGACAGGGGGGATATAAAAATTTAAAAACATAAAATAAAAGTCCCGAGTTCAACTTTGCTTGAAAAAAAACGGCAATTTTTACTATAGGGGGGAGTGCATGAGGTGGAAGCATGGCAAAAGAAGAAAATGAAAAAGAAAAAAATAAGCCTAAACCATGCCCGAAGTGGTTAAATGATACCGCTAAAAAGGAATGGCGCAGAGTAGCCAAGATTTTAGCGGAAGAAGGAAAAGATTTTACAGACAAAGACTTAAAGGCACTGGAAGCCTATTGTATCAATTATGCAAAGTGGCAACGGTGCGAACAGATTATAGACGAAAAGGGCTACAGTATGCTTGTTGGGGACAACGGCTACGAGCAGCAACGACCAGAAGTAAGCATAGCAAACAAAGCGCAAACAGAATTAAGGGCATGGGCTAAGGAATTGGGGTTAACCCCGGCGGCGCGGCAGCGGATGAAGGAAGCCGGGAACGCTTCGGAGAGCGGCATAGACCCGGAATTAGACGGAATGGTAGCGCATGATTAAAAAGGAACTGCTATTAGCTTCCTGGTTGGAAAAGTTACAAAAGAAGTGGGACAACGAAGAATATTATTACGACGTTGAAGAAGCAACGAAAGTATTTAAGTTCGTGTCGAAGTTGACTAATGACAGGGGCGCAAGCCGACAATTTGAATTACTAGAATTTCAGTTTGAGATTATAACCGAAATTCTTTGTGTAAAGAGAAGAAGCGACGGCAAGCGCAAACATAGAGAAGCACATATAAACATACCGCGAAAAAATGGTAAATCATTCTTAGCGGCAATCATTGTAGTGTATTTGTTCTTCTGTCAGCGGCATATCTTCGGCGCGCTTTTTATTTTAACAGCAAATACGACGAAACAGGCGGGGGAATTATACGCAACTGTAGAACATTTCATAAAGACAAATAAGACCTTAAGGCGGTACTGCAAGATAACGAGCAGTACAAAAACCATTGTACGGAAGGACAACGGTAATAAACTTATGGTACTGTCTTCTGACGCGGATAATGCGGACAGTTTTAACGACTATGTGGCAGTCCTGGACGAGATACACCAGGCGAAAAACGACGAAATGTACGGAAAACTTAGAACCGGACAAGGTGCATGGGATGAACCGTTAATAATGACAATTACGACAGCTTCCAGCGGGGAAGACCCGGCAAACCCGGAAATGCAGCTTTACACAATGGCGAAAAAGATAGAAGCCGGAGAGGTAAACGACCCTAGCTTTTATTACCGGATATATGAAGCGGACAAAGACTGTAACGTAGAGGACGAAGCCCAGTGGTATAAATCAAACCCAGCATTAGGAGTATTTAGGAAACTGGAAGACCTGGCGAACTATGCAAAGCGCATTAGGCTAATGCCACTACAGGAAAACATGTTTAGAAGAATGTTCCTAAACCAGCATGTAGCATTAGACCATGAAAAAGGCGCTATCAATATGGATTTATGGGACACATGCACGAAAAAGGTAGATACAGAAGACTTAAAAGGCTGGAAGTGCTGGGGCGGGCTGGATTTATCCAGCAAGAACGATATTACGGGCTTTGTCCTGGTATTCTACGAAGAAACTACGGGGCGCTTTATAGTCGTTCCGTATCTGTACACACCGAAAGAAACCGTAGCATACAGACAGCATAAGGATAATAACCCCTATGAATACTGGATAAAGAAAGGCGATTTAATAGCGCTTGACGGAAAATACATAAACTTCGATAGGTTTTTAGACCATGCTACGGAACTGGACGAAACGTACAGGATAGAACAAATAGGCTTCGACCAGTGGGGAAGCCAGACGATTATTAACAGGCTGGAAGACCGCTGGGAAGTAATACCGTTAGGACAAGGAACGAAGACCATGACACAGGTTATAAATGATTTTGAAAACCTGTTAGTAGATGAAAGAATCATCATAGCAGAAAATGAGTGCTTCCGGTTCATGGCTAAGAACTGTATAGCGGTTTACGACGAAATGTTAGGCGTGAAGTACAGTAAGAAGAAATCGAAATTTAAGATAGACGGCATTATAGCTATGCTTATGGGCTTGCTATTGTGTATCGAAGAAAACGGTATTGAACATTATAACCCGGTTGAATACCTGGACGCTATGTAAAGAAGGTAGAAAATGCTTAAGAAAATAAAACAGATAAAAAATAAAAGGTTAATAGTCGCAGACGCGCTATTAGTGATAGCCCTGGTTATTGCTTTTGCAGTAACGTATGACATAAGCAAACACGCGGGGTTATATCTACTAAGCGGCGAAATGCTGGTAGCGGCGGTTATGCTGGTTAGGAGTGGTAAGAAGTAATGTTTTTAGATTTTTTAGAAAAGAGGGAAGAAGCGACCGATAGCATAACGCTTACGGATGAAGAAAAGCTATTTCTAAAGGTGTTCGGGATAGATTCAGAGCAGCCAGCGGCAGCTATGAGAGAAGCAACGTACTTTACATGTATTAAGCAGCTATCGGAAGCGGTAGCAAAAACGCCGCTTTACCTGGTGCAAGACACAGAAAACGGAATAAGAAGGGCAACAGAAGAAAGATTGAACGAACTGTTAAGCCTTCGTCCTAACCCATACATGACAGCTATTGACATGTGGAAAGCGGTAGAAGCTACCAGGCAGCACGAAGGCATTAGTGCGATTGCGAAGCAGTACGGAAAAAACGGAGAAATAGAAGCACTGTACCCGTGTACGGTGGAAGGAATCACGATAGACGACGCGGGGCTATTAAAATCGAAGCTTAGGCACAAAGTTTTAGTAGATTACAGGATTGTAGGCAGCAGCTTTACAGATTCCGGCTTTTATGAAGACTTGCTTATATTCAAGGGTTTTACAATGGACGGAATCAACACAAAGCCGATTAGGGAAATTGTGAAAGGCACGATAGAAGGGCAGATAAAGGCGCAGAATTACCTTAATACGCTGTATGATAACGGGCTTACTAATAAACTGGTAGTACAGCTTACGTCTGATATTAAGGACGAAAAAGAGCTGAGGAAGACACAAGAGAAATTCGGGCGGCTTTACAGCAAAGGAAAACGAATTTTTACAGTTCCGGCGGGTTTTAGTGTGCAGCCTATCAATTTGTCACTGGCGGACGCGCAGTATGAACAGATTAGAAGAATGTCTATAAGCCAGATAGCGGCGCTTTTTGGTATCAAAATGCACCAGCTTAACGACCTTAAGGACACCAATAATAATTCCCTGGAACAACAGCAATTAAGCTTTTTAATTGACACACTGTTAATACTGTTTGAATCAATAGAACAGGAAACTACATGGAGCGCATTAACGAAAGAGAAACGGGACAAGGGCTACAAAGCGCGTTTTAATACGAACGTGATTTTGAGGACTTCGGCAGAAACACAGCAAAAGATACTTTGTGCTTATGTTTCTAATGGAATCTACACCCCGAACGAAGCCAGGCTAGAGCTACAGCGTCAAAAGCTGCCGGACGGGGACGAACTAATAGTAAACGCCGGAGTTTTGAAGCTAAAAGACATAGGCAAAAAAGAAGAAGGGAGCGGGAGCAATGCCAACGAATAGAGGAACGGAAGGAGAAAGCCCGGAAATTCGTAATTACTGCCGGAAGTGCCAGGGAATCGCCCTGGAAGTAAGAACGGCAGCAGAGGGAGAAGACAGCCGGACAATCGGCGGATATGCAGTTAAATACAATACCCCTGTTTTGATAGTAGACCGCTGGGGCGACAAATATTTAGAGGAAATCGCGGCGGGCTGCTTCGACGAAAGCTTAAATAGCTGTAAAGAAGTGGGGAAAGAGATAAAAGCCTTATGGAATCACGACACAAGCAGACCGTTAGGAAGCACAAAAACCGATACTTTACGCTTCAATACGGCAGATACCACAGGGTTAGCGTATGACATTGATTTACCTAACAATACCTGGGGAAATGACGTAAAAGAGAGTGTACAGCGCGGGGATGTAGACGGTAGCAGCTTCGGCTTTATCTGCCAGGAAGACAGGTGGAGTAAAGTAGTACATGAAGGCGAAGAAATTTACAAAAGAAGCGTAGTAAAAGCGGTGCTGCTGGAAGTAAGCCCTTGCACATTCCCAGCTTATGACAGTTCAGAAATTAGCTGTAGAAGCTTTGAGAAGGTAAAAGAAGAAGCAAAAGAAGAAAAGAGATTAGAAAAATTAAAAATTGAAGCCCGGCTTATGCAGCTTAGGGAAGAAAACGAAAAGGAGTTTTAAGAAATGACAGTACAGGAAATCAGAGAGTTAATCGGAAAGAAAACAGAGGAGATTAACGGCTACCTGGAAAGCCGCGACGCGGATAAGGCAGAAGCGGCGTTAGAGGAAAAAAGAAAATTACAGCGCTTGCTTGCTGTAAGAGAAGCAGAAGACGACGAGGAAAAAGAGGAATTAAGAGGACAGAAGCATAAGAAAGAAGAAAAGCGTACAGCTTCCGCAGTAAGCGAGTTGAGAGCAGCCGTTAAATTTGCTCTTAAGGGCAAAGAAGCACTTACGGACGAGGAAAGAGCAGCCGTAACCATTGACAACAACGCCGCGATTCTGCCGGAGCAGTTCGTTAATGACATCCAGGTATTGCGTGAGGGCTTCCCCAGCCTTAAGGAACATTGCCACATTGTACGCGCAACTTCCAACCATGGAAAAATGCCTTTTGCAAAGATTGGCGGCAAAAAGCTTACTAAGTACAAATCTGGGACAAAATTAACCGGAGAAGCAGCGAATACAGAGGATATTAAATACAATATCGAGAACTACGGTGCGTTAGTTCCGATTGCAAACGACTTACAGGAAGACGAAGCTGTTAATATCATCCAGGATGTTATTAAGCCGGATTTTGCGGAAGCTGGCGTTAACAGCGAAAACGACGAAATCTTACAGATTGTCGAAGCAAACGCTGTAGACAAATCTACAGGTGTTACCGACTGGCGCGGGGTTAAAAAGGTAATCGACGGCGTATTACCGACACTTCGCGCAAAGACTGTAGTTATCACAAACCTTACAGGTTATGTATATTTGCAGTCCCAGGAAGATAAGAACGGTAGAAACCTGGATTTAGTAAAGACCGTAAACGGTAAAGACTACTTCCAGAATCGCCAGCTTATCACTTTGAGCGACGAAGCGGTAACAGCAAGCGCGACCGGAAAGGTAGTATTTTATGTAGTTAACCTGTATGCGCTGGTTAAGTTCTTTGAAAGAAAGGGCTACACAGTGTCTACAGATAAGTCTGTATTCTTTGAATCTGACGAAACAGCACTTAAGGTACAGGAACGCTTTGACTGTGAGAAGTTGGACGACAGGGCAGACTTCAAGGTAGAATTTACCCCGGCTGCCTAATGCGTCCCGGAAGGGGTAGGAAATGGCAGCAGAATTATTAACGCTTGAACAGGCGAAGAATTATTTAAGGGTAGGCTACGACGAAGACGACGAGGAAATAAGCGGGCTTATTTTGACAGCCGAAGCCTATATAGATGGTTGCGTAGGTACTGGATATAAGGATAAGGCGAACTATGAAAACGACGAAGAATACGAAAAAGGGCGGAGAATCGCCGCCCTTCTTTTGAAGAGAATCGTAAGCGATATGTACGAAGTGCGTTCTACTACGGTAGGAAGTAACACGAAAACCGATAATATCACAAAAACCATATTAGACAAGCTGGCGAATGTGGGGGCGTGATTATGTATTTAGTAATTCAAAAGCGTAAAAAGACAGTAGAAAAAGGAAGACCAGTGGAAAGCTGGGAAGACTATTATAAGTGCTGGTGTGATGTAAAGAGCCTGTACGGAAAAGAGTTATATAGCGCCCTGGAAGCAAAATTAGAAAACGTAGTGAATTTTGAAACCAGGTTTTGCTTAAAACTGGAAGCCTTAAATACAAAGGAATACCGGGTTAAATGGGGCGAAAGGGTGTTTAACATTATCGCGGCAGACTACGGAAAGTATAACCGTAGAAAAATCGTGATAAAGGCACAGGAAATAGTATGAGTTTTGATATTTCAATGGAGTTTTTAGGGCTGAATGAAATGCAGAAGGAAATAGAAAGACTTTCTACGGAATCAGAACTAAAGGCACTAAACAAGAAAATCATAAAACGTGCTGGCGAAATCGGCTTACAGGAAGCGGAAGGACAGATACGGAAGAAAGCATACAGCAGTAACCCTATGAAATCCGGCAGAAAAGGCAGCAGAACAGGGCAACACGCGGCGGACAATGTACCGAAGAAGGGAACGACGCAAAGCGGGAACTACGGCGAACTGGTGGGCTGGGACAGGGGCGATACTTCCCCGTTCTTTTATATGAAATTTCATGAATGGGGGACGACCATGCACAAGCCTAAACATTTTATGTTAGACGCAGCAAGACCGACATACCAGGCGCTAAAGGAAATTGCAGAAGAAGAATACGAAAAGACATTAAAAGAAAAGCTGGGGGAATAAGCATGGCACTTTTGAGCGAAGAAGAAAAAGAACAGCTTAACAGAGTTCTGGCGGAATACCCCAACAGTGAAGACCTGGACTTAACCGAGTTTATAGCGGAAGTGATAGGGATAACAGGGGTACATACAGAAGAAGGCTGGTACAACCAGGATATAAATGATACACACATAACATTTTATTTTATGAGTGATGAAGATATAGATTTTAGCGAAGACACAAACGAAAACGAAGAATATTACATACAGGTTGATATATGGAGTAAAGAAGACTGCTTTAGGCTAAAAAAGAAGGTTAAGAAGCTGCTGAAAAAGGCGGGCTTTACCTATTTTACCGGAAACGACCAGTATGAAGTAGAAACCGGAATTTATCATAAAGCAGCGCGCTTTTACTTTTCTATGAATGTGGAAGGAGATAATTAAAATATGGCAGCAGTAAAGGAAAATAAAGAAACTATTGTCAGAAGCCGCCTGGTAGGTTTAAAGGACATTTGCGTAGCAGCAGTTACAACGAACGACGAAGACGTATACGCGGCAGAACAGCCAGTAAGACTTGCTAAGGCAATCGCCGCAACGGTAAAAGATACCTTTAGCGTCGAATATACCTATAGCGACGACGAGGTAGAAGACACTGTAGAGACATACGAAAAGACGGAGATTGAATTAGAGGTAAACAGATTAACACCGGGAGATTACGCGTTACTGTTTGATACTCTTTATAAATACGGATTCCTGGCAAAGGCAGAAGGAGACAAGGCAAAAGAAGTAGCGTTAGGCTTCCGAGCAAAACAGGGTAACGGCAAGTACGAATTTAGCTGGTATTATTGCGGAAAAGCGGAACACCCGGACGTTACATACGAAACAGTTAAGGACAAAAAGACAGCCCAAACAATTAAGATTACCTTCACTTTCTACGCCAGAAAGAAAGAAGATACTATCGAGGGAGAAAAAAAGAAGCTTTACGCCCTTATCGTGGACGAAAGTAACTTACTGGAAGAACACACGACAGCAAAAGAAGCTATCGCTGCATGGTTTAGCGAAGTCCAGGAGTATAAGGAAGTACCGAAAGCAGCAGGCGAAACAGGACACTAATAAAAAGCGAGGGTGTCAGATTCTGACACCCTTTACAGAAAGGGTATATTATGAAAATCAGTTTAAACAATAAGGAATACGAAAGCGGAAAAATCACAAGAGAAAAATATAAAAAATTTGCGGAAGTATACGAAAGCCTGTTAGGAAAAGAAAAAACCGCACAGACATTTAGCGACGACGACTTAGACTGCATGGTAGAAGCGATTGTACAGGTGTTCGGAAATCAATTTACTTTTGAGGAAGCAAACGACGACTTAGACGAAATCAGCAGCATTATTCTTAATTTTTCGCTTATCAATGCGGAAATTATGAATAAAACCAATATCCAGGCAGAAGAAGTAGCAAAAAGCTTAAAAACAAATGTGATTACGATAGGCGGTAAAGAATACGAAAGCGGGAAAATTGGGCGAAAGAAATACCGGGCATTTAGGGAAGTGTATAACGACCTGGTAACACCGGAAAAGCAGACATACACAGACGACGACTTAGACCGCATGGTAAAAGCGATTGTAGAAATCTATGATAATCAGTTTACTTTTGAGGAAGCAAACGCGGAATTGGCGGACGTATCACAGATTATTTTTAACTTTGCGCTTATCAATGCAAATATTATTAAGCGCCTGGCAGAACAGACAGAGGACGCAAAAAAAAATTTGAGTTCACGCGCTTAATTGATACCCGTATCAAATGCGGCGGAAAACTTAAGAGTTTTTACAGTATCACGACATACGCATATAGGCGTTATATACAGCTTATGGAGTTGATAAGCAAAACCGAAGACGAAAACGACTTATTATACCTATATTCTGCTGTTATCCGGGTAGTGTTTAATGACAGGATAGAGGAAGAAGAAATAGAACAGCTGGACGTAGCAGAAGTTATTAGTACATTTAAGGCAATCGCCGAAATCGTGGACGCTTCCGTAAATGAAAAGATACGGAACATAAGCGACCTTTTGAGCGGCAGCCAGCAAGTAGAAGACCAGGGTAGCGCTTTTGATGAATACGACCGGGAAAACGGTTATATAGAAGAATATTCCCAGGAAGAAATATGGGAGACATACAGAAATGCCCTGGATAATATTTTACAGATATGTATTAAGAATATGCGAAACAGTTATAAGGACTGTTTGGAATCGGACTTAAGCGACCTTTTGGACTACGTTGTATTTCAAGTCGAATATGACAGAGAAACGCAAGCGAAGGAGTAAGTTATATAAATGGCTGGTGCTAGTCTACGAATAGGGGCTAATACAAGCGAGTTTACCAGTCAAATGAAGTCAATGCTTACGCAAATGAAGCTTGTAACCAGCGAATACAAAGTAGAAGCGGCACAGGCGAAGGCGTTAGGCAGCCAGACCGATTTACTTAAGGCTAAACAGACGGAGTTAACGGCTAAGATAAAGCTACAGACCGACGCTATTAAGCTTCAGCAGTCACATTTAGCAGACCAGAAGCAGAAGCTTACAGAGTTACAGGAAAAAGAGCAGAAGTTAAAAGAGAAGGTAGCGGAACTTACCAAGGCTTACGAAGAAAGCGTTAAGACGACAGGTAAAGACAGCGAAGAAAGTAAAAAATTAAAGGCACAGCTAGAGGAAACAGGAGAGGAACACGCTAAGGCGGAAAAAGCGGTTAAGAAACAGGAAGACGCGATAGCAAAAAATACTATTAAGGTTAATGAATCGCGGGCAGCCTTAGCAGACCAACAAACAGAACTAAAACGAACCGAAGAAGAATTAAACAGCACAGGTAAGAAATGGACGGTTTTCGGACAGGAGATAACAGCAGCCGGAAACAACATGGACGAAACCGGGAAAAAAACGGTAAGCCTGGGCGATATTATAAAAGCTAATTTAATATCCAGCGCTATCATAAATGGCGTTAAAGCCCTGGCTAATGGCTTAAAGACACTTGCGACGGCAGCAGTTGGCGTAGGTTCGGATTTTGAAAGCGGAATGAGCCAGGTAGCGGCTACTATGGGAATCACGACAGAGGAAATAGCAGCCGGAAGTGAAGAATTTGACAAGCTACAGAAAGCGGCGAAGGAAGCGGGAGCAACTACGCAGTTTTCAGCAACACAGGCAGCAGAAGCACTTAACTATATGGCACTTGCCGGATATGACGCGGACAAGTCTATAGAGACGTTACCGACAGTCCTTAACCTTGCAGCAGCCGGGGGAATGGATTTAGCGACAGCTTCCGATATGGTTACGGATAGCATGAGCGCGCTAGGGGACGCAGCCGGGACGACGGAAGGCTTCGTTGACAAAATGGCGAAGACTTCGCAGAAAAGTAATACAAGCGTACAGCAGTTAGGCGAAGCGATTCTAACGGTAGGCGGAACTGCTAAGAACCTGGCGGGCGGCGTGGTCGAAATGAATACCGTCTTAGGTATTTTCGCAGATAACGGCGTAAAGGGAGCAGAAGGCGGAACAGCGTTACGAAATGTAATTCTAAGCCTTACAGCGCCTACAGATAAAGCTAAAAAGCAAATGGAAGCGCTGGGCTTACAGGTGTTCGACGCAAACGGGAACATGCGCCCGCTAAATGAAACCTTTAACGACCTTAACGGAATCCTGGGAACAATGACCCAGGGAGAACAGACAGAAGTTCTTAACAGTATCTTCAATAAAGTAGACCTTAAGAGCGTAAACGCCTTGCTGGCAAACAGCGGGGAACGCTTCGACGAATTAAGCGGCTATATTTCAGACTGTGACGGTGCAGCGGCGGATATGGCGGCAACAATGAATGACAACCTACAGGGAAAAGTTACAATACTAAAAAGTGGGCTGGAAGGCTTAGGAATTGCAGCCTATGAAAAATTCAAGACACCACTAACAAACGCCGTAGAAAACGTGACGGAAGTTATCGGGCAGCTACAGACCGACTTAACGGACGGCAGCTTAAGCGGAGCATTAGAGAAGATAGCTACAGGCTTCGGAAATATGGTAGAAAAAGCAAGCGAAATAGTGGCGGCTGTTCTGCCTACACTTCTGGAAGGGCTGGGCTGGATTGCGGATAACGGCGAACTGATAGTAAGTATTTTGGCTGGAATCGGTGCGGGCTTCGTAGCATTTAAGGTAGCTTCGGTTATAAATGCGGTCGTAGCAGCGTTGACAAGCTTTAAGGCGGCAGCGACAGCGGGGGCGGCGGTACAGTGGTTAGTAAACGCTGCTATGGCGGCTAACCCTATTATGTTGGTTGTAACATTGGTCGCTACGTTGGTGGCAGCTATTGTTGGATTTATCGCCACAAACGAGGACGCGCGGGCAGCGCTTGTAAATGTTTGGGAAGCTATCAAGACGGCTATAGGTACAGTAGTAGAAAAAATTGTAACATTTTTTACAGAGACAATACCAAACGCATTTAACAAAGTTATTAACTTTGTAAAAAGTAACTGGCAAGGGCTTTTACTGCTTCTTGTAAATCCGTTCGCGGGAGCGTTTAAACTTCTGTACGATAATTGCGAAGGGTTTAGAAACATTATTAACAACCTGGTGGAGCAGATAAAAAGCGCGTTTAATGGTGTAGTTAATTTTCTGAAAGAATTACCTAGCAAAATCTGGAACGCCATTATAAGCACAGTGGACGCTATACGAGAGTGGGCGTTAGGACTTAGAACGGCAGCAGAAGAAGGAATAACACAGCTTGTAACGAATGTGGTTACGTTCTTTTCAGAGCTGCCCAACAAAATCGCTTATGTTATCGGTTTTTGCTTGGGCTATATTATAAAATTCGGAATTGATTTATACACCTGGGCTACGACAAAAATACCGGAATTTGTAAACAGTGTCGTAACATTCATGCAGCAGTTACCGGGCAAAATCTGGAACGCGATTATAGATGCAGTACAGAAGGTAGCGACCTGGGGCGAGAACATGAAGACCCAGGCAGTGACAAAAACGACACAGCTTATAACGAACGTGATTAGCTTCATGCAGCAGTTACCGGGTAAAATCTGGAACGCGATTATAGACGCAGTACAGAGGGTAACAACCTGGGGCGAACAAATGAGAAGCCGGGCAGTGACGGCAGCCACAAACTTACTGAATCAGACAATTACCACATTATCACAAATGCCTGGTAAAGTCTGGAACGCTATTTTAGGTGCGATACAGCAAGTAGTAAACTGGGGAATACAGTTAGCAGCGAAAGGAACGGCGGCGGCTAAGGGATTGTATGACGCTGTAGTAAATGGAATAAGCGGCTTGCCTAGCAAAATGGCGGAGATTGGAAGTAACATTGTTTCGGGAATCTGGAACGGAATAAGCAGCGGCTGGGACTGGTTGACCGGAAAGGTTAAGAGCCTGGCAAAAAGCTTATTAGACGGAGCGAAGGACGCTTTGGGTATTCATTCCCCGTCGAGACTGTTTAGAGATTTAGTAGGTAAAATGATACCGCAAGGTATCGGGGTAGGTATTACGGCAGAAATGCCAACGCTACAGAGCGACTTAAAAGAAGAATTACAGGGCATGACAACTAAGGTAGCGGCAGAGGTTAACCCGGTAACAGCGGTAAAGAATACGGCTAAAATTTCTACTATCGGCGGAGAGGTAAGCACAAAGCAAATTGCAAAGGATAGGGATATTACAGTTATTGTATATACCACAAATACAACGACCTTAGACAAAAAAGTAATTGCTAAGGAAGTGAAGAAAGAAGTAGTTAAGGGAATCACAAAAGACCAGAACGATAAGGATAAGACGAAAGGGGCGGCATAATGCGGGCAACATTCCACATTTTCTATAATGGCGAATCATGCAAGGACGTAGGGTTAAGCGTAATAAGCCGCCCTACTATCCCCGTGCCGGAACGGGAATACGACACCATAAAGGTAGAAGGACGCGACGGGGAGTTACACAGGGATAAGAAGACGTACAAAGATATAGAAATACCGATAAGCTTTAACTTTGTATCGAAGACACCGGACGTATGGGCGCAGGACTTACGAAAAGTAAAAAAGTGGCTGTACAGCGGAAAAGATAACAGGCTGATACTTAGCGACGACCCGGAGTATTACTATAAAGTCAAAAAGGCGGTAATGAGTGATACGGAAAGAACGGCGAAGCGCAAGGGGAAATTTGAAATTGTTTTCACTTGTGAAAGTTATATGTATCGGGTAGACGGACAGGACGAAAAAGAAATAGGGGAATACCTGTATAACCCCTACATGAAATCACAGCCAGTATATAAGATATACGGCAATGGAGAAATAACCTTAGAAGTAAACGGAAACCAGGTAACGGCAGAAGTGACAGAGCAGCTAAACATAGACACGAAGTTAGAAATATGCTACAACGCAGCGAATGAGATTAGCAACGCGGCACTTACCGGGAAGTACGAAGGGCTTTACTTACAGGAAGGGGATAATAATTTTAAATATACAGAGGGCTTTAAGGTGGTGTTAGTCCCTAACTGGCGGGAATTATGATAGAGGTATATAAAAGTGCTAATACAAATTACCAAAAGAACGGAGATATAACACTTACGCCCTTAGAATGTATCTTTGAATGGGGGTTAGACGGAATCTGCCAGATAGAACTAACCCACGAATACGACGACCTGGGGCGCTGGGAATACCTGGTTAATGACAATGTTATAGCAGCGCCTACACCGTATTCAGATAAGCAGCTATTTAGAATATACAAAAGAGAAAAGAGCGACGACGAAGTAACAGTATACGCAAGGCATATATACTACGACAACTTAGGAAACTACCTGGTTGATGTACGCCCAACAAACAAAAACGGACAACAGGCGCTTGATATTATATTTAGCGGGACGAAGTTTACGCCCCACAGTGATATAACGACAGCGAATACGGCTTATTATGTACGGAAGAACATAGTAGAAGCAATAGCGGGCGACGACGAAAACAGCTTTATAAACCGCTGGGGCGGGGAACGGCTGTACGATAATTACGACGTATATATTATGCGACAGATTGGAAGCGACAAAGGCGTAAGGGCAGAGTTCGGGCATAATCTGGAAGCGATAGAAGAAAGCGTAAGCGACGAAGACGTAGTAACAAGAATTATTCCAGTAGCTTATAACGGGTATGTCCTGGAAGGGGCGAAACCGTGGGTAGACAGCCCCAAAATAGGAAGCTATGCAGAGGTAAAAGGCGCTGTAATAAACTTTGACGATATTAAGCTACAACAAGATTGCAGCGAAGGAGAAACGGGCTACGCTAATTTAACAGCATTAAGGGCAGCACTTATAAAAGCCTGTAATGAAGAATATAAAAAGGGAATCGACGACCCTACGGTTAATTACACGGTTAATATGGTGGAATTGGCAAATACGGTAGAGTATGCGGAGTATAAGCAACTGGAAAGCGTAGAAGTGGGCGATACGATAACCTGTAGACACAAAGGGATAAAGATAGAGGTAAAAGCGCGCTGTATCCGTATCAAATGGAATTGTATAACAAAAGAAAACGAGGAAGTAGAGTTAGGGAACTTCTTAGAAAACTATTTTGATAAGACAAGCAGCAGCATACAGCGGGCGACGGCTTCTATAGAAGGGGCAAACAGCCAGGCTTTAGCAGCAAAGGAAGTAGCGGAAAAGGCAGCGAAAGAAGCAGCCAGCGCCCAGACAGCGGCGGAAACAGCCAAGGGAAAAGCGGAAGCAGCAGCCGGGACAGCCAGTACGAAAGCACAGGAAGCCCAGGCAGCGGCGGAAGCGGCAAATAACCAGGTATCTCTAGCGGCAGCCCAGGCGACAGCGGCTAAGGAATACGCGGCGGCAGCAGAAGCGGCAAAGACCGGAAGCGAAAAGGAAAAGACAGCAGCCGGAGAATATGCAGCCCAGGCAGAAAGTAAGGCGAAGGAAGCACAGGGAGCAGCCGGAGTAGCAACAACACAGGCAACGGCAGCGGGAGAACATGCAGACGCGGCAGCTAAAGAAGCCCAGGCAGCAGCAGTAGCCCAGGGAGCAGCCGAAACAGCGCAAGCGGCAGCAGAAAGCGCCCAGGCAGCCGCAGAAACGGCAAAGACCGGAGCAGTAGCAGCCCAGGGGAAAGCAAAAAGCGCCCAGACAGCGGCAGAAACGGCGCAAGCGGCAGCGGAAACCGCCCAGGGGGAAGCAGAGACAGCCAAGACGGCGGCGGAGAACGCTAAGGCAGCCGCTGCTACAGCCCAAGGCAAGGCAGAGAAAGCAGCCAGTACAGCAACAACGGCAGCGACGACGGCAACGACCGCTAAAACGGCAGCCGAAGCAGCTAAGACAGCAGCAGTAACGGCACAAGGAAAGGCAGAAAGCGCCCAGGCAGCCGCAGAAACGGCAAAGACCGGAGCAACAGCAGCCAAGGGAAAAGCAGAAAGCGCCCAGACGGCAGCAGAGACAGCCAAAACGGCAGCAGAGACAGCTAAAGCGGCGGCAGTAGCAGCCCAAGGGAAAGCAGAGAAAGCCCAGACGGCAGCGGAGAACGCTAAGACAGCAGCCGTAACCGCTCAAAGCAAAGCGGAAACGGCTAAGACGGCAGCAGAGACAGCTAAGGCGGCGGCAGTAGCAGCCCAGGGGAAAGCAGAAAACGCCAAGACGGCGGCGGAGAACGCTAAGGCAGCCACCGCTACAGCCCAAGGCAAGGCAGAGACAGCAGCCAGTACAGCAACAAAACAAGCCCAGGCAGCAACCAATGCCAAAACGGCAGCAGACACAGCTAAGGGAAAAGCGGAAACAGCAGCCAGGACAGCCAGTACGAAGGCACAGGAAGCCCAGGCGGCAGCAGAAGCGGCAGCAGCCGGGGGAGAAAATGCACAACACTATTACGAATTAACTAAGGAACTATACGACAATGCAAGCATACAGGCGGGACAAAGTAGCGAAGCCTGGTTAGACTTGTCTTATGTAAATAATTGCTATTTGAGCGAGTAAGGACGGTGCAAAGTGGTAGTAGGAAGGCTAGTATTTGACTTCGCCCGTCACAGCGTAGAAAAGACTATAAGGGTTAAACAGTTTGATAGTGAAACGCGAAACCTGTTAGTAGTGCTGCTGAATGACGGCGAACCTTACGAAATGCCGGAAGGGGCAATAGTAAGGATTGAGTGCAAGAAGTCCGACGGGGAAGAAATCTTAAACGATTGTACTTACGTCGAAAATCTGATTACAGCAGAAATTACTGAGCAAATGACAGCAGCCGCCGGGTATGCAGAGTGTGCTATAAGCGTCTATGAAAAAGAAAGCTATATTGCCTCCTGGACGTTTAACTTAAAAGTAGACACGGCGGTAATTGTAGGCGATAAGATAGCCAGTACGATAGAGTATAAGGCAATCATAAACGCATTACAGGAAGTGGAAAAATCAAAAGATACTGTAGAAGAAGCGACAGTTTTAGCTGCTACAGCTATGAAAACGGCAAACGATACTATAGGAATCGCGAACCAGGTAAAAGAAGAAGCTACAGCAGCGGCAGCAGCGAGCCAGGAAGCCGTAAAGGTTGCAACGGCAGCAGCAGCCAAGGCGGAAAATTACAAAGGACTAATAGAAGACATTTATAACAATATTGATAAGCTTAACGATTTTGCGGAAGAAGCGTGGTTAGATAAATCATACTTAGGAAGCGGGTACTTAAGCAAAACAACGGAATAAGGAAGGCGGGAGATTATGCGTAATATGCCTAAAGTAATCGGCACAGGGAAAGACATTTATAACCTGTTAGGAATGGTACAGGCTGGCACACTGGAAGCAGCAGAGTTAAGAGAAGTGATTAACGGAATCGAAGAAGAAAAATATATCTTTGTTCCAGTGGTCGAAATTTCAGAGGACAAAAGATACATTACTACTAACTATCTGGCAGAAGCGAAAAAGGGCGCTAAGGTATTGTGTGAAGGCAAAGAATACACAATTAAAAGCGTAGAGCATGTAGCGGTTGAGCAGCAGAGCCAGGAAGAAGACACGGGAGAAGCAAAAGAGGAAAAGAAGACGGTAATAGGAGTTAACGCCGACCTGGAAACAACAGCAGAAAAAGTAGGGGTAGAAAGCCCGGTAAATATCTTAGACACTTTGGGAATTACCCAGGGAGAATTAGACAGTATCAAAGGAGTGTTAGCAAGATATGAGTAGATTTTTAAGTAATGATTTTATTAACAAAGACCCGCGGGCAAAACTTACGGTTGCGAAAATGGCAAATATTGGCGACCTGGTAACACCTTCGGCGGAATATTTAACCGCTTCCGGGCTTACGTCACTTACGGTAACGGCTGGGTGTGTGGTTACGGTCGGAAGTACAGGAGTATTTAAAACGGACGCTACAGTACTTAGTACCGGAAACCTGGACGCTGGTAGTGCGTTTGTGGTGGGAAAAGATTACTATGTTTATATTTGTGACCCTGGCAGCGAAGACCTGGACGAAGTATACAAAATCAGCCTTAACAGTACATACCCGGACGGCTACAATGCAGAGACAAGCCGTAAAATCGGCGGCTTCCATTATGGAAGGGTAAGACAGGTAAGCAGTAAGCTTATTCCTATCAATACTGCCGGAGCGGAGAAAGGCAGCGGCTGGGAATCTAATGTAGCGTCCGGTATCGTTCCGCGTTCCGTATGGACGTTGAAGCACCGCCCGAAATGCAGCCCGGAAGGCATGGTATACGCTGGCGGCGGCTTGTGGGTGGATATTTACTTAGCGTCCAGCAATGGAGTAGGAGGCGTGAAATCAGCGTACAATGCAACACCGCTTACAGGAACAGAAGGACATAACAGCTATGACTTTATCGACCTGGGCTTAAAATCCGGTAAGCGCTTGTTATCTTATTCGGAATGGCAGCAAGCAGCATACGGCAGCCCACAGGGAGCAGACGGCAATAATACAAACGCCTGGGCGGCTACAACGAATACCGCCAGAACTACGACGGGTAAAGTAGTTAATGCTGTATCTGCTATCGGTTGCGTAGATTGCGTAGGTAATGTGTGGGAATGGCTGGACGAATTAAGCTACAGATACGACGGTACGCAGTCCTGGGGCTGGAAGGACGTATTAGGCGCTGGAAACGGACAGGCATACACGGAAGGCACTTACGGACTTGTTCGCCTTATCGCGGGCGGCAGATGGGGCGGCGGCGTTTACGCTGGCTGCCGCGCTGTCTACTGTGGCAGTTCCCCTTGGGATGTCAACGCTGGCGTTGGCGCGCGCTTCGGCTGTGACAGTCTGTAATCTGTTTTGTGCGGGCGGAAGCCCGCACACGCGGTAAAAATTTAAGGTAAATTTCCAGGATATAGGAAACAATGAGGAACGGCAACACAAAACAAAATAGCTATGATATAATCGCAAATCAAAGAGAGGGCGATTATATGAAAAGCAATTTAGAGATACAAGAAAAATTGTACGATTTTATAAAGTACATATATCCGGTACTAAGGCAATATCCGAAAAGTGAAAAGTTTTCACTACAGAAAGATACAAAAAATTGTATCATGGATATTTTGCGGTATATCATTAGAGCCGGGAAAAGCACAACAAAGAAAAAGCTTTTATACGACGCGGACGTAGAATTAGTAATTTTACGGTATTATATCAGAATCGCTTACGACCAGGAGTATATAAGCGGGCATACATACGGAGTAGCCGCAAAGAAATTAACGGAAATAGGAAAAATGTTAGGCGGCTTCATTAAATCAGTACAAAATTAAGAATATGGGCTATACGTTGCTTCGCCTTATCGCGGGCGGCAGATGGAACAACGGCGTTAACGCTGGCTGCCGCGCTGTCAACTGTAACAATTACCCTTGGAATGTCAACGCTAACATTGGCGCGCGCTTCGGCTGTGACTTATGGACTTTTCAGACTTAGCAAGCTACGGCTTACTAGCGAAGACTATATTACATATAGTCAGAACGTATAGCCCGTCCTGGGACTACCAGGCAAACATAAAAAAGGACGCTTCCGGTTAGTAGCGAAGGCGAAGGGCGGAAGCGGAAACGGCAGAAGATGAAAAGAAGTAATATAGGAATAAAGGATATAGCGACCTTTGAAAATGCGGAAGACGCATACAGGAAGGCGCGAAAGTGCAAAAGATACCGGGAAGAAGTGTTAAGGTTCACGGATAACCTGGAAGAAGAATTATACGACCTGGTGGCAGACCTGGAAGCCGGAACATACCGACAAGGGGAAGCCCGGCGCTTTGTAGTGTATGAACCGAAGAAGCGGGACATATACGCGCTGCCATTTAGGGACAGAGTAGCGCAGCACATGATAAACAATAAAATAGAACCGATTGTAGAAAGACGGTTTTACTATCATAGCTACGCCTGTAGAACAGATAAGGGTATGCACAAAGCGGCAGATTACGCCCAGGAGTGTATAAGAAACCTATCTTTTGAAGGGGAACAGGTTTATATATTAAAAGCGGATATACACAAGTATTTCAACAGTGTAGACCACGAAGTACTAAAGCAAATATTAGGCGGGATTTTCAAAGATAAAGACCTATTAAAGCTGCTTTACTATATTATCGACAGCTACGGGGAAGACGGGCGAGGGCTTCCGGTGGGAAACCTATTAAGCCAGCTTTTCGCAAACCTGGTATTAAATGAATTAGATAACTTCGTAAAGCACGAATTGAAGGAAGATAAGTATAAACGCTACATGGATGATTTTGCAATAGCACACAATAGCCGGGAACACCTGGTGGAAGTGTTACAAAAGATAGACGCATTTTTAGGCGAGCGGCTTAAGCTTACCTTAAATCCGAAAACGCAGATAATCAACGCTAAGAACGGCTTTGATTTTTGCGGGTATCGTATTTACAAAGATTACCGGAAGATAAGGAAGCGTAGCCCTAAACATATTAGGGCAACTATCAAAGCCTACAGAAGCGGAAAAATAACAAAAGAAAAATTGCTTATGAAATATGCAAGCTGGGAAGGACACGCGAAACACGCGGACACTTACAGGCTACGCATGAAGATTAAAGGGCAAATAGAAGCAGAAATTAAGAAAAAGGA